GTTGGGTTTGCCGTCATAGGTTCGCCATGCGATCGCGTTCGCCAGGCGGCCCGAGAAGCCAACATTGTCGGGGCGTGACAACGGGTTGTCGCCGTCTTCGGGGATCGCGATATAATCGACGACGATTTCCCAGAACCGGCCCGAGTCGTCGGTTTGCGAAGCCTTAACCGAATTCACCCACGCCTTTGAGTCGTGCCGGTGAATCATGTAAGGTTTCGGCGTGCGGGAGTCGATCAACAAAGTCACTTCCGAATCGGACGCCGAATTCGTTTCGGCCTCGTAAATCTCGGTATGGTTTCTGTCGTCGTCTTGGTTGATTTCGCCGTCGTCACCGACTGCTAAGTAATGATCGATAACAGCCATTAGACGCCCGCCTTTCTAAGATTCAACGGACGGACGACGACAAACTTTTGCTTTTTGCGGTCGCGTTCTTCGCGTTCCGCGATCTTCTTAATTTTTGCTAAATGCTTTTCGGTCGCTTGGGCGTGCGTGTCGCGGCCGCCGTTCAACCCCTTGGCGATCGCCGAAAAACCCTCGGATGAAAACAAATCGATTGCCGCAACGCTTTTCGATTTGCCCGCGACGCCCGCGATCGTGTTGTTTCCGTTTTTCTTCGAGGGGTCGTCTTCGTCGCCCGGTTTCTTGGCATCGACGGCCACGGCGTCTCCCGTTGCGTTCGCGGCATCGACAGCCGCTTGCCATTCGGATTGGGCGTCTGCCATTGCTGCCGCGTTGGCTTTCATATTTTCGTTGAGACCGGCACCCAGCTTGTCTTTTTCGCGTTCGTTTTGTGCGTTGATTTCGTCGATCGTGCCGGATCGTTGTTTCTCGATTCCAGAAAGTTTATCTTGTCGCTTTTGATCACGTCCAAAGATTTCCTTGTCTCGTGCAGCATCAACGCCTTGATTCTTTTGGTCCGTCTCGGCGTTGATCCGTTTCACTTCTGCATCAACGTTGATATCAGAGTCAAACAAGCCCTTGAGCTGCGTCCAAGCCTTCGAGATGAACCCGATCGTCGAATGCCACGTCTTCATCAAGCCGCCAGCGAAGATCGACCAGACATCTGCCAGGAAATCGGTTGAATGAACAAATCCCGATTCGAGACCGGCCCACATATTTGTAAACGCGGTCGCCGCCGATGCGTTAAAGTCGGCAATCATTATTTTGAAGCCGGTCGTGATTGTTGCCCACTCTTCCATAATGAATGCCGTGCCTTTGATCCATTCCGCCTTGAGAGCGAGCCATAGCACTTTGGCGGCGAGTTTCAGTTCACCGCCGGCCATCGCTTTTCCGATTGCCCCAAACGACGCCAAGGCACGGTTTTTTAACCCGCCAAACGCATCACCGAGCCACGCCAACGCGGCGGCCCCGGTGTCGGTCGATGTCACGAACCACGTCGCCAGGCCGGCGAGAGCGATCACGACGGCACCGATCGGCGAAACAAACGCCATCACGATTCCGGCCAGTCCGGTTATCATCGAACCGGCGGTCACGGCAAGCGTCGCCAGGCCGCCGAGTGCCGCACCACCAAAGATTAACAAAGACCCGAGGGTCAACAGGGCAGCCCCGGCAGCCATTATGCCGGCACCGACCTTAAACACGGTCACGATCAGTTCGCGATTGTTTTTGATCCAATCAATGATCGGAGGGCCGATCACTTTCACGCGGTCGGCCAGGTCGGTCAGCATCGGGGCGAGTTGCCCGCCGATGAAAAAGATCGACGACTTAAAGATCGAAACCAATCGCGTCCAAGAGTCTGTCAGTTCGGCGGCCGCTGTTGCATCTTCCGTTGACATAACCAGACCAAGGGCTTTTGCTTCTTCCATTACGGCATTCATCCCGTCGGCCCCGTCCTTCAACATCGGCAACATTTTTGTTCCAGCCCGACCGAATAAAACTTGTGCAAGAGCCGCTTTTTTTGTCGCGTTTTCGACGTTACCCAATGCCCCAACCGATTCGCGGAATAACTGTTCCGTTTCCTTCAAATTACCGTTGCCGTCTGTTGCCGATACCCCGAGTTCAGCGAAGGCGTCGGAGGCTTCTTTCGATCCGTTGCCGGCATCGTAGGCCGACCGTGCTAGACGCTTGATTCCATTTTCCAGGGTGTTTATATCTGTTCCGCCAATGGCCGCCGCGTGTGATAACGCCGAAAGAAATTCAACAGAAGTACCGACACGACCCGACATCTTGTCGAGTGCATCGCCAGCACTCATAAAGTGGGTAACGGCACCGATCATTGGGGCCGTAATTGCAGTTCCGGCCGCCAACGCCTTGATTCCGGCCGACTGTAAACTCCCACCAAAAGCCGACAGCTTCTTTTGAGCGTTCCGCAAGCCCTTGACGAGTTGCGATTCGTCCGTGAAAAGTTTCACATATGCCCGGCCCGCTTCGATGTTACTTCGGCTCATTTTGAAAATGCCTCGATCATTGCGTTTAACGCCGCCTTTGTTATTCCGCGTCGTTTCAGTTTTGGTCGCGTTTCGTATGGATGAAAATCAATCGGCGAAAACGCTTTTGCATCCTTGTCCCGATTGACGTTTGCGATCAGGGCCATCAGGTTCGCCGTGTGGTTCCATTGCTGCCGGTCGTGTCCCTCCGCCGCGTCGATTAATTCTCTGATTGTGTAGGGGCCGGGGTGTTGTCCGATTTGCCCGGCAAGTCTGAAGATGAATTTCCAGGGATCGAAAGGGATTTCCTGATCATCGCGTCCATCGCCCCCGACGTGATCTTCTCCATCAGTTCCGACCCGAGTTTTTCCCTTTCCGTTTTCGAGATCATTCGGCTCCGTTCCAGATGTGCCGCCATCACCTTGCCCTTGCTGACTTCTCCGTTGCGGCCTTGGAAAAAAAGCGACATCTCATCGGCAAGAGCGTCGCTGAATTCGTTAATTTCCGCGTCTTTCATTTGCTCGTAAAACGATTCGACAGATACGTCTTTTTCCTTCAGTTGCGGATTAACAATTGAAGTAATTATATCGGTCAATTTGTAAATATCGCCGAACACGTCGGCCCGTTTTTTCGGGTCGGGATCGTCGAACATCAATAGATCGATCCCGGTCTCGGCCTTGATTCGTAAGACGGTATTGATATTGATTGCGACCAACCAATCGCGGCCGGCCTGATCTTTTACTGTTGCCACTTTTCCAACTCCCTAAAAAAATTAACTCCGATAAAATATAAGGTAGGCCGGCCGCGATGTGCCGACCTACCAAACCGCGTTGAAACCGGGGGGAGTTACTTCCCGGTCGTTGGTGTCGCGGCGGGTTTACTTGGGGTTGGGTCTTCGCCCAACGCGATCAAAAGATCGTCGCGGAAAACAACTACATTTCCGCCGGGCTTCGCTTTCTTGGCCCCTTCGACTATTGCTTTTTTTACTTCCAATTGGGTTGCCATCGAGATCGACTCCGGTTAAAAATTGTCAGGAAATGTTAAAAACGGCCCCTATGGCTTAGGGCACCGTGTAGGCTTGGAAGGTATTACCGCCGTCATCCTTGGCCGGTTTCAAAGAGCAATCCCAAACGGTCTGGGATTCTTGGGCTTCGTCGCGTTTCCAGTTTTCAACATGAAACACGCCGCGAAATCCTTCGACGTTTGATGTCGTAATGTCGCCGTCCATGATCGCGATTTCGATCGTCGATTTTGCGGCCTTGGCGGCGGCGAACAAAATGAAACTCGCATCGGTCGGGTCGTTGTCGAGCTTAAAAGAGATCGACGGATCGTTGAGGCCAGGACTATAGACCTTGCTCCCGATGCCGCGTTTTTTCCCCTCGACCATGTTGGTCGGATTATCAACGTCGGCGTCAATAACGAGATCAACCTCATCCCAGACAGGACTACCCCAAACGCCAGTATTAATATACATCTTACAATCGTGGCCGATATTTGCGTTTACTACTACCATTTCTAAACCTCATTCGAGTTGTGTTTTTTGTTGGCGTCGCAAGCCAATCTCGAATCAAGGTTTTGTTTTTTATTTCATTGCGTCTTGCCAGAATTTTGCTAGTTTCGGTGCCGACTTCTTAACGGCCGGCCCCATGAATTGCCGTTCAGGAAACGTTTCGTCGCGGAACCTTCCGCCGAATTCGTGGGCCGCCCCAGCGTCGCCGACGATCTCATAAGACGGCCCGACCAGTGTGTCTTTTTTTCTTCGGTCAACGCCGAAAATGATCGCGTTCCGAAGTCGCTTTCCTTTTTTTGTTCGTGTTCGCGGCGGGCTTCCCGGTGCCGATTCCGTTTTTCCGGGCCGGATCGAACGGCGGGCCGTCGTGCGAACCAACGCACCGCCACGAAACAAATACCGATTGCGTGCCCGATCAGTCGCACGGGAAACCCGATCGAAGTTGTTCGTAATTTTAGTTGTCATTTTTACGAGATTCGCCATCAACGCTTAACCTTATAAGTGACGGTGATCACGGAAAAAAACACGCTTTGCTTCATGTGTTCGGGCGAGTAAATCGGCGAGTTTTTGATCGAGAAAAACGACGCATTCGCCGAACCGGAATCTGCTAAAATACTGCCCCCGTCGAGAAAATCGAAAATTTCCTCGGTCAGTAATAACGCCGGTTCGACCGTCGCCCGTAAACCGTCGGCCAGTTTCCAGACGATGCCGAAGTCGATCGAGTAATCGATCAATGATTTCGACCGGCTGGCGATGTCCGATTCCATTTCGCTTGGAACGCAATAAACTTTCGGCGTCGCGGGCAAGTCTTGCCGCTTGAACTTTGGATCGAGGGCGGTTTCGTCAACGGTGAACGCGGTCGTCATCGACTCGGCGTCGAGGGCCGTTTTGAGTTCGTCAATGATTGTTCCGATTCGTGACATTACGCCGCCGCCGATCCGTCAAGTTTTGTGTGTACTCGGATTCCATCAGTGTCGCCGACGCGATGGAAAATCGGGTTGTCGCCAAACGGCAAAACGCGATAAGTCAAAACGTTGTCGCCGACGATTTGTTCGATTGTGTCGTCGTCTTCCGGTTCCACTAAAACGCCGCCGAGATACAATTCGGCACCGTCGAAGATAAAATCCTTTGATTCAACGACCCGGCGAAATGCCCCGAAGTCGTTGTTTTCCTTGAATTCCGTTGATCCCGGTGTCGCCTTCAAGGCCACCGAATTCGCACCGCGTTTGTACGTGATTTCCACGCCGGCGATTTTATTCACCGTTTGCAACGCGAGAGCGATCGGGGCTTGAAAACGTGACATCGGTCAGCCTTTAGAATCGGAGTGAAGCGTCAACGTCTTTATCCGACGCATCGCCGGCCCCGCTGTTCGTCGCTTGCACGCCGATATATTGGTGTGCAAAGTCAGACGGCACACGGAACCGGACTTCGGCCGCCGCGTCACCGGCAGCACCGGCCCCCGTTTGTGTCAGCACGGCCGCCGCGACAACGGCCGGCGAAGACATCGCCGCGTTGTCGTCGCCGATGATGTCGTAAATCATCGTTTCCGTATCGGGCAAATCGGCCGTAGTCAGCAATGGAGCTTCGACAAGCAATTCGCAATCCGCCACAAAATCGTTATCGGTTCGGCTTCCGAGATCAATCCCGGTCGAAGTGATCGCGGCCGCACCGTTTGGCAACGCCTTTGTGACGGCGAGATTTGCATCTTTCAGCGTGTAGGCCATGCCCACGCCTAAGATTGCGTATTCGATGCCAGTGAAAGAACCGGCGGCGATTTGTAAGCCGGCGATGCCGACCAGTGCGAACACGCACGATAAGATCGACAAGGTTCGAGAGTTTGGAAAGTGTTTCATGTCTTGGTTTCCTGTTTTCGGAATTTGTTTCAGTGAGAGAAAAAACGGTCGCCGGCTCGGGGCCGGCTTCCGATTAGAGTGCTAAATCTTCAACGTTCGACAGGGATTCGGTCACGACCAACGGAACGCCAAACGCTTCGGTCGGGAACGGTGCCGGTGCCCCGTTGTTGTTCGTTGCGGTTCGGCTTTGCTGTAACTGTTTCAGTGATCGCCGAGTGCAAAGCAGCATGTCGGGAACCATGCCGACCTTGAATTTCGACAATAGGTCGGCGATCAGGTCGTCGGTTAATCCCTTGCCGGAATCTTCGGTCAGTTTTTTGATACGTCCGAGAACGTCTTGCGAGCTAACCTGTAGGCCAGGATAAGCCAGCAATTCTTGAACGTAGCCGGTCAACGACTTCGAGTTCGCCCCGGTGATCGTTTCGATCCGAGGGTCGCCCATATCGAGGGCACCACCGTTGCCGTACACCCACTGAACCGCACGCGGGCCAAACTGAACAGCCCAGAGACTCGACCCCGTGGTCGCGGTCGTTCCGGCGGCATCGACAACCATATTCGTCGAGTCGTAGGAATCAATCAGGCCAGGGAAACCCTTGGCGTGCCCTTTGTAGGTCGTGTCGGTGCCGTAGTAAAATTGGGCGGCGAGTTGCTGGAACGCACCTTCCATGATTGCACCGGCTTCGAGTGCGATCAACGCCTCGGCACCGTCTTCGTGTCGGTCGGCGATCGCCTTGTCGAGTTCCCAACGTGGGTTGAGAATAAACGTTTCGACCGTCTTGTTTTCGTAAGTGCCTTTGACGGGATCAGTACCGTCGGCGGCGTCACGAAACGCGGCGGATGGAACCGTTTTTCGCGTCAAGGTTTTATAGTTGATGCCCGAGATTGTTCGGGCCGGTGCAAGTCGCACCTCGGGGGAATGTTGCGACGCTTCGTCGATCAAACCGACCAGGCCGTCCGACCCATTCATTTTTGCAATGTCAAGTAAAGATAAAACAGCCATCGTTTTTATACCTCGTTCGAGTTGTTGAAATTTGGCGTCGCAAGCCAATCTCGAACGGGCACAGTCGCTTCAATCTCTTTTCGCTTAGTTCTTGCCGGGCAGTCGGATCGATGCCGCCATGCGGGCCGCACCGTCGCTTAGTTGACCTTTTTCGGAGAATTCCTTCGCCCGTTTATGTTCGGGGCTTTCTTCGTCGGCCGGTGTCCCGAGATCGATCGCTTCGCCGCCCAGATCAGCCGATTCCAGTTGGGCGTTACGAGTTTCGAGGGCTTCGATTCGTTCGGCTTGCTCGGCCGTGTGTAGGTCGCGAGCTTCGTCGAACGACTTGCCCTCGGCGTACCAAACGCCGCCCCGATCACCGAAGGCGTTGAGGAATTTTTGCCCCTCGCTTGCCTCGGTGTCGGTCGAAGTCTCGGCGGCCGGTTCCGTGACTTCCCCGGGGCTTTCCTCGGTTTCTTCGGCCGAGTTCCCGGCGGTTTCTTCGGTTTCGACTTCGGCGGTTTCCTCGGTTTCAGTCGCTTCGGCTTCGGGAGCTTCGACAACCGCGTCGGTCAGTTCTGCTGTAGGCTTTGGCATATCATGCCCTTTCGGTTTAATTTCTAAATCGTGCCGATCCAGATAACGGGCGACAAACCCGAGGGCACGATCAGGGTCAATATCAAAACAAGATAACGCCGGGGCTTTGTCTGAAAGCCCGAGCGAATACGATAAAAGTTGATCAGCTTCGTCGGCGATTTCGTCGCCTCGGTGAAATAAGCCGTTTGGATTTGCGGCCGGAGAATCGACCACATCGACGGCCCGTAGTTTTTCGAGCCGGGCGTGCGGGTAATTCTTTTCGTTTTGCGGGTCGGGCGAAATAAAGTTTTGCGAGCCATCGGCATCGACTTCGGTGTTCGCGTTTATGAATTCGCGTTCGGCTTTCGGGTCGTGTTGAAAAGCGATCGATACGCCGAAAGCGTCGGGGTCGTCGTCGGCCAGTTCGAGAACGTAGTCGCCGAGCTTCCCGTCGGGCGATTTGTTCGCGGCTGGCGAAATGTGGAAGTCGGAGAACAATTGACCGTCACCGAGATCGGCACCCTTGAAACGGCCGAGAAACTTCCCGGTCCCG